CTTGTTGTTCTTCTGTGAGTTGCATTGTGGTTTCCTTAAAAATTTTTACCGCGGGTCGCTGTCGCTTGCTTTCTTCAGCAGGCGCTCTGCTTGCTTTTTGGCTCTTGCTCTGTTGGGACTGTCAGGCTCTAGTGTTTCTTGTGTGACCACAGTCTTTTTCAGTCGAGGATCCCATACGGCTCTAACCCTGCCATTGGCTTCTGCTCGGCTTGGTTCTGGCACTAGATCACCTAGTGTAGGCACGGGTTGATCAACACCATGTCTGAGGTCATATGCGGCTTGCTTCTGTGCCCGTCCCTGCTCATTCCATTCACCATCTCTCTGCATACGTTCTTCATCCCACCATGAACTCTCCTGTGGAAAGCCGTTGGGTGTTTGAATCCATACCAATCGCTGTCGTTGGTTCTTTGAAAGACTCCATGCAAATTCATAACAGTCTGCACGGTTGTGAAACACGGCTCCTTCTACTCTAAAGGGCCAATCATGATAGCATGAGTAGTCACTTTCTGTGTAGTGGGCTAGATATACTTCATCACCCTCGGGTTCTCTGCCCAACCATGCTTCAGGGTAGTGTGGAGGGACTTCACCCCATGTAACGAGTTCTTCGGGGCTAGGTCCGGCACCTGATCGAACATAACTGGTGCTCTTGGGATTGGCTTTGTCTGACATATGGGTTCTCCTTGTTATAGGAATATTTATGAAGGCTTGGTGATCTCTCTGATGATCTTGGCAGCATCTGGATATTCCCTCATCGCATCTACCCAACCATCGATCATTTCAATCTTAGCCATTTGCTCTTGAACCGAGAGTGGCTGTTCATAGAATGGATTGTAAGACGTGGGCAGATATGGTTGCGTCCACGAGGTGCCGTAGCCCTCAAAAGGTTTACCAGCCATTATGCCATCTCCTCATCTTCGTCTTTCCACATTTCGTAATTCTCAACCAGTGCATACTCTTCGTCCAGTCGATTGAACAGGTCCGAACGTTCGTCCTCTGCTAGTTCACACTGCTCGGTGAGGTCCTCACAGTATTCGTCTCCGTTCTCTGAACTCCAAAAGCCTGCGAAGTCCATGCCAGGCTCGTGGTAACTTGCTTCAATTGAACAGCCGTCCATGTCATCACAGAACTGCTCGTATGCACCAATAGGTGGAGCCCATGCTGAGTCGAACCAACCTGTTATCTCGGCTGTGCCGTCACCATTGTCCACGAACTCCAAGCCTTCGTCTGAGACATCCCACTTGGTGCCCCAGTTAGAGACACGCCATGAATACCAGTCCTGTCCATCTTCGCTAGGAGCAGTCGTGCCATCTAGTTCTTGAGGCATAGGCGCCATTGCATTGAGTAGACCAAAGTCGTCGCCTACATGAGCATCGTCCCACAGTTGCTTGATTGTGTCTGTTGAACCTGAGATTGTGATTGAATTATTGCACCAATTTGGCATATTGCCCTCCATTTGATTGTTTAGTGTTAGCCCTTATTGTCTTTACAGTATAGCCTCACTAGACTATAAAGTCAACCTCTTATCTACCAATTTACTTCATAAAAGTGTGATTGCCTATGACACCGATGTAGTGTTTACGGTCTGCCCAAGTAGGATAAACTAGGTGATGAGCATAATAAAACACGGCTCCGTAGGTGTTATCAGATATATCAATTGCGGTATAACCTGAGACCCAAAGTGCCGCTTGGATTGAATCAGTCCATGCTCGTGCGTTCATCTTAATCAATTGGTCTGTGCCTTCTTTGTTAGCCCAGATCACATCACGAACGCCGTCACAATACCAACTGAACTGACAACGATGCTTGACAGGATAAAATACTGCATCGTCAGGATCGGCTGTCTGTCGAGTCTTCCATGACTCGCGAACAGGGCCTTGCCCGACTACTTCGCAATAGGTATTGGGCCATCGCTTGTCGTTCACACGGTTGCGGGTGACATTGCCTACTGCGGCCTTGCCATTCATGCTCTCTGCTCGTGCTTCAAAATAGATATTCGATGCTAGGCACAAGAGTTCGTCTTTTTGCTCCAGACCGTGAATGTTTTCATCTGCTGTCATGCTGTGAAAGATAACCGAGGCTTGACTGCTCAACTCAACACCCAAAGAACCTTCTGCGGCAGGTGCTGAATCAGCATATGATCCTAGCATTGCGAACACAACCGCTCCAACTGCGAATGGTTTAATCATTTGACAATCCTTTGTCTGAAATTTTGATATAAGCCGGTTTGTTTGGATCTTCCCAAAGGTCTCGATTTAATACTACCTGAGCACCTTCAACTGGCGCATTGTCACGTTCAAACTGAGTTACCTTAGCAACCAATTGAGCAATACGAACATCAAAGTCATATTCTCTAAGGTCGCCTGTGACGTAAAGATGCTTGAGATCTTTAAGTTCGTCTATTTGATCTAAAATGTCAATCATTGCCTTTTCTCCTTTGCCTCATTGTTTATACAGTATAGCCTCACTCGACAGTGAAGTCAACCTTTTATTAACCAAAAGTGTATTCAGGGACCACACCGTTTACTGCCTGTTTGATCTGATCGTTTACAGATTGGGTGTGTTTGCATTTACCGCGAAAGGTAAATCCAGGACAATCACAAGCGAAACCTTTGGGCTCTAGTGTGATCGAATACTCGCCTGTTCCTTTTGAATTCGCTCTCGTCCAAGTGATGCCTTCGAACAAGTCACGAGCAAACTCAAAGTCCGGCTTCATGTATTTCTGTGTGAACTTAGGCACCGTCGTCCATCTCCAGTTCGTTGTGGATTAGTGCTGAAAGAGTGTCTTCAGGTAGGTATGCTTCTAAGATTCCTGTGTGAACATCAGCGAACATTTCGTGGATGGCTGTGGTGTCTTTGTTTTGTAGATCATTGCTGATCTGTTGTGCTACCAATTCAACCAAGTCTTCTTTGTAGGTATTGCTCATTTTGGGTCCTCTCCGTTCCAAGCAATTAGCATCGCAATAGGCAATGCCAACATGATAATCGTTATGATCAAGCCGAACATAATGCTCCATAGGTCCGATGCTTTTTGATCTGCCACTTCTCAATCACAGGCAATCCAAACTCGTCTTCGTCAACGCAGATGTATGCCACAGTCTTCTTGACGTTCGCATAGCGCCAGCCAGTCATACCGCATATGCCGCGTCCACCTACCCACACCTTGTGTGGAAAGTCTTCGCCCATATTCATTGGATCGTCGTTAGTGGAGAACTCAAAATAATTGTTGGTGTCTCGCTCTACGAACGCTCCGATTGGATCTTTGGTGTAAGTGTAATATGCCATGTCTTGCCCTCATTGCCTAACTGTTATATACAGTATAGCCTCAACAGCCTGTGATGTCAACCTTTATTTTACCAATTTGTTAGATTTTTCCAACATTCAAACGAGGCAGGATTCCTGTTTCATTTTGGATGCGTGTGAGGTAGGCCTTTTCTATCTGCTTGTGATAAGTGGTAAACGTCTCAAATGGCTCGCCGTAGAGTTTGGATTTGATACCGATCATGTCACATCGTTTTGCCCAGATACTGACTTTGCCAACGGCTTGACAGGCCTCTTCGTGTAGGGCCGAACGGATTCGAACGTCGGTATCTCGTTGCCAACTGTCTTGGAAGGTCTTGCCAAAGCCTCGCAAGCGTCCTAGTCGACAGGTAGTGCTGATAATCGGTTGCGAAAGATCGCCTCGTTTGGATTGGATACCTAGTGGTAATCCGGTCTCTCCAATCTTAACAATTTCTTCACCGACAACGATTGCATAGACCCAACTGTTATGATCCTCATACAGGCTTGGTCGTTGTTCTACCAAGCGCCATGTGCCATCATATGGATCTGCTTCAACATCTGCTACAATTTTGAAGCCGTCCTGTTCATATGTTTTGATGTTCAATAATTCTAAGACTGCCATCTGCTTTTTGATCTCCGTAATTTTAAAGGTCGAAAACCGTTGGTTGACTTCTTCAAATAGGCTATCGAATGTGGTGTTGATATTAGTCATGAGAAAGAACTCCTTCAATCAGTTTTCTCTGTGCGTCTGCTTTGATTTGTTTATAGTTTAGTTGGACAGTCTCCTGAACGGAAACGTCAGTGGGTTTGAACATAAAGGTCAGTTCCTCGAAAGGAATATGCGCCTCAATGCCGTCAGCCACTCCAACTAGGAACGGCTCAACTTCTTTGAATGATATGATTGCGATTGCATCCTGTTGGCCTATCATGTAATAGTCTGCAGGGTCTGAAATCGTTGTGCCTTTGTTGGCACCTAGGCTGTTCTTAAGTTTGACCTTGACTACCTTCTTTGGAGTCTTGCCTTTCTTTGTGAACAATCCGTCAGCCACGTATTTGAATTCTAAATCGTAGCCTGTTTCTGTGTCGTGGTGATCACGCCCAATGTCGTCAACCCACTTAAGGCGTCCGTTGGTATATACCTCTAGGCTCTGTTCGATTATGTCGCTCTTGTCAAATCGATCCTTGCGATCGTTGAGCGTAGTGCCGAGACTTTCGATCAGTGTGGCGTAGGCTGTTTTATTGAGTGCTTCATTTAAGGTAGAAGCATAAACCTGAGTGTTGGTAGTCATTGCAGACTCCTATTTACTATTTCAACTTATATATACAGTATAGTCTCGAAACAGGAGGCTGTCAACCTCTTTTTTACCAAACCTTACGAATATGCTCGGAACGAACGGATAGGTGAACGATCGCGAACTGCGCCTTCCTTAACCTCTACGGTGATGTTCTTCAACTTAGCCGCTTTGATGAACTTGGGCATATCGCAATCTTCTTCAAGGTATGCTGTCTTGCCTTTGATGTATGAGAATGAGGAAATGTCTGCTTCAATGCCCAACATCTTTAGATCATCCAACTTCACCGCCAACCAGCCGTGACTGGGATCTGAGTGATATACTTTTTTCATTACTGCCATTTTTTTCTCCTTATACTTCCATTGAAGCAAGATTATCTTGTTGCATTCCTTGCTCGGTAAAATCCAAGCCCATGATATTAGTGTAGTTGGCTGCCGCCTCACTGAACGCAGAGTCAGTATAGACATCCCAGGTGCTGTCGTGTTCAACAGCCACATGGCCAATCACTGCACCTTCGTCACCTTCGTCGCAATCTTCATAGGTGTCAGCGTTCATATATTGAACTGTGAAGCCGGTGAGTGTAACCTCACGTCCTGCTTCTGCACCCCAGTAGCCGTCGCCAGCAAGTTTGATTGAAAGTGTCTGTGTCATGCTATTCTCCTATTTCCTAACTGTTATATACAGTATAGTCTCACTTGATTGTGAAGTCAACCTCTTTTTTGCCAAAAAGTTAATGAATGGTGTCAACACCTTGTTGAGGACCATCATGCTCGATGATGCTCATAATGTTCGCTGGCTTTACCTCAGGACATTCTTCTTCCAGGGTTAGACAAGCGTCTGCGAAACTCATAGCAACGACTTCATAGATCTCATTGCTGTCTAATTCAAAATGAAATAATTTAGGCATCTTTCTTTCCTTCCGGATTCTTTTTAGGACGACCGCGACCATATTTGAATTTGTAGGTCACTTCTTCGCTAGTGGTGCATGGTGGACAGATTTCTATTTTTCCGCCCTTGGCTTTGAATTCCTCTATCTGTTTATTGAGAGTGTTTCTTGCCTTATCTTTATCTTCACGATAATGTTCATCTTTATTATGAGTCATCTTTCTCCTATCAGTTATTGGTTAAATTTTTAATCTTATCAAACGCATCAGGTTCGGTCTGTTCTTTTACCCATGCCGCTCCGTTGTTGATGCCCTGCTTCATACGTGCGCCAGCATCCTCAAGCGTCTGTGGAGTAAGAACTCCGTAGCCTACAAGAGCCACAACGATAGCCGCTCCTAAAATCATCTTAAACATCTCTACCTCCTAAAAAGTCAATCTGCATTTTTCTAAAAAAGGGCGAATTGTAAATTTCAATCACTCTGCGATTGTATTCGTCCTCGGTAAGCGCCAGCCCAACCAACTTTCGGCTCCACATTCCGCGGACTTCTTCTGACAGTGATTTGTCATCAATCATTCGCTGGATGGCTTGGGCTCGTTGCCACTGTTTTTGTTCTGAGAATGGCCCCATGTTAGGCATCCTCTCCGATGCCTAGTTTGGTTAGCATAGTTCCTGGAACTCTCCATTGGGTGCCGGTAGCACTCTCGTTCACAATGATGTATTTCTTGTTCACCTTGCGGACTTGGCCTGTGACTTGCACACCGTTTTTCTTAACGAAGCCTACAATGTCTCCTACAAGGAAACTTCTCACAGCCTGTTTGGCTAGGTATGTTCGTTTGAGTTTGATTGCTTCAATCAAATCGTTCAGTTGATTATTGTCCATTTGGTAGACAAGTTCTGTTGCCTTGGTTACTAGATTGTTCATGTGCCTATTCTCCTATTGCCTAATTGTTATATACAGTATAGCCTCAGTTGATTTAGAAGTCAACCTCTTATTGTCCAAAATCCTAATATTCTTCATCATGCTTCATTATGTCAGGATTGGACTTGGGTCCTTTCCATTTGAGGTAGCCTTGGTCAATAAGACTATCAATAGTATCAACGATCCCACTCTTTCGACCTCGTTCAATTCCCCAATAGAAACCAAAACCTGTGCCTGCTATGTAGGCAAATAAAATAAAAAGTTCTAACATCATATCTCCTATGCCGCTTGTTTATTATTAAGTTCTAAATACCGCTTCAACATATTGATATGATCGTTGACAGCGTCAGCCAACAACGGCTTCATATCTGCAATGTCTTTCGCAGGATTTGTGTCAGTGGTATAGAACCATTCATATTTGGGCTTGTCAGCGGTTCCGATATCTTTTAAGACATAAAGGAATTCCTCACCACAGTTGAATGCCTCATCCAATAAGCAGACTCCGTTCATATGCGTCTTAGGACCAGTGTCTTTCTCACCACGGTCTCTACCATAATAACAGTTCTGAACATCGTGACGTGGATCTTTTCTATCGTCAAAGTCAATTTGCTCACCAACCATGAATCTCCATGATGAAGCATCTCCTAGTTGGATTCCTGATTCAACTTTGGAATAGTCTGTCCAATGATCAATTAAAGTGTAACCAAGTCCGCCTGGGTATCCGTCCCAGTGTTGGTATGATGAAATGTATGAACCATCTGTAAGTTCTAACGCAATTCTTGCTCGTGTTGCCATAATTTTGTGCCTTTCTGTTTGCCTAACTGTTATATACAGTATAAGGTCAACATCCTAAGATGTCAACCTTTATTTTACCAATTTACATTGACCAATATGATTCTCTGCTTGGATCCATGTAGGCCGGAGTGTTCACACTCTGTCTAATGCTAGGACCATCTGGGTTCATCATTGACTTTACATATTCGAACTTTTCAATCTTCTCGTGATAGTGTCCTGCTTCAGCAATACCATTTTGGTATAATGGATATTCTGGATTTGTTGGAAGCATACCGCTTGCCTTGCAGATGCGAGTCAATGCCGCCTTTGCCGCCGCCATTGTTTTATACTCAGCCTTCAAATAATGTTTACCCTTTGTTGGGTTTGAAATGATTGCTGATGTTGCCTTGTTGTAAATGTAAAACATATTTTTGCCCTCTGTTTCCTAACTGTTATATATAGTATAGCCTCACTGAGGTCAGAAGTCAACCTCTTTTTTGCCAAAAGATGAAAAAAGATTTTGGTTGACCTACAGAAGAATTGGGTGTATTCTATCCAAAATGTTCACAAAATGGTAAAAACTTGATGAGATGAACTCAGTAGACGACTGTGGAACTCCAGTTGGTTCCGTCGTATCCTTGTTCGCGCCTGCTTTGGTGTTGGGCGGCGAACGGTTCGTTGGGGATGAAGATCCAATCCTCTCCACAGATGATGCACGGCTCTGCCAAAGTTTCTGACGCGGCAGGCTGACCTCTGAGCCATTCATTGCTATGAGTGGTTTTGTGTAGTGAGCACCCTGTAGTGAGGAACCCTATTGATAGTAATAATATAGTGAGCCTAGTTTTCATAGTGAGTATCCTATACAAGTTCTTCAAAGATGCCTAATAATTCGGCAATGATTAGTAATACAGCCGTACTCATTACAAGTAGGTTACCTGGTAGGGCAAGATAAAGGCATACGCCTGCCCCAATGCGTAGGACACTTTTTACGAGTGATACGTAGAAATGCCCCTTACCTGGATCTTTTAAGTTCATAGTACATACTATACACTAGTACGTACAGGCTGTCAATGGCCTCGGTTTACCAATTTGTCTTTTGCGTGACGTTTGTTTAACTTTTGACAAACCGTAGTGGCTAACTTCACCGCACGGACTTTGAAAACAATCATGTCTTGGAAACTGTCAACAACAATATGATTACCGATGTCGTCTTGAAAGATTTGATATCTCATACAAATATTTAGCAGAACCGCACAGCGGGGCCTAGCGTTTGAAGACAGATCAGAAACCGCACAGCGGGGCCTTTCACTAAATAATATTACAGCCAAAAGGAGAACCCTGATGCATGTAAAGACTTTACAACTAAACCTCAAAGTAGGACAAAAAATCAAAGTAGGTAAAGGAGATGCAGTTGCTGAGATTACTAAGATTGAATACTTCCCCAAGAGCGGCGACATTGAAATTAACACAACTCGAGGACCTCGCAAGGCATTAACTTTTAAACTACTAGATGTTGATGATGACGATTACGAATGTACAGCGGATAAATATAGATAGTATGCGAATAGAAGATATAGATGAATCAGTATTAGACGAAGCGAAGGCTAGTGCAAAGTTATGCAAGAGTTCCCGCTCAAACGACTCATTGGGAGCGAGCGCATTGGCATCATGTAAGAGCCAAGGCTATCGCCGACGTGAAGGTAAAAAGTCACACAAGGTAGGCAAGTCTAGAAAGACTATGGGTGGCAAGAAAATCCGCGGCAAGAAGTACGGCGGACCTATTCCGGATTGGAGTTAGCATGACTTATCCTGTATACACAGGCAAATTACTCGTTGCAACGCCTACAATAGATGACGACCCTACATTTAAAGAATCAATTGTTTACATCACCGAAGAGAAGGACTCTACTGTTTACGGCTTTATTCTTAACAAGCCTACCACAATGAAAATATCTGATGTTGTTTCGGCTGTTGGCGGTACTGAAACATTTATTAACGAGCAAAAAGTCCACATGGGCGGACCAGTTGGTCAAGAAGCATTGTTTCTTTTACACTCTGATGAATGGTACGCCAAGACAACTAAACAGTGCCAAAATGGTATAGCAGTTTCGAGCGACTATGTAATGCTTGAAAAGATCACAACAGGCAACTTACCATTTGATTATAAATTAATGGCAGGTATTAGCACATGGCATCCAAGACAACTAGCAATGGAAATTCACAAAGGTGGTTGGTTAGTAGTTGACGAGCCCAAACTAGAAGCAATGTTTTCACACACTGGCAAGAATGCTTGGACGAAAGCAATTGAACAAGCCGGTTTACAAACCATTAATACTTTCTTTTAAGTAAATACTATTATGAACAAGATGAACCAATGGTTGCTTGTCATTGGACTCTTGTTTACTTCTTCAGTCACACTAGCCCAAGAACAACAACCTAACACAAATGATTTTGCAACAGTACTTCCAGTAGGAGTATTATGCGGATCACGCGAAATGATAATCAATCCGATTATTCGATCTGGTGAAGTGTTAGTAGCAAAAAACCTGACGCAGTTTCGAACAGTAGACGGCGAACCACTTGCGTCAATTGGCGAAATATGGATCAATCCTGAAACTAAAAGTTTTTCGTATGTGTTATCATTTCCTGATTCTCCTAATGCGTGTTACATGTTTGGCGGACAAGAGTTTACCGCCGCAGGAACCCCCGGCCAACCTACCTAGTCAGACTAGGTATGCAAAAATCGTATAACGGCAATGCAAAAAAAGCACTCGACTTTAGTTGAAGATTAGTCTATATTAATATAAATATAGGGGAAGATGGTACAGCCGTACTATTTTACAACTCCTTAAGCGACTTCGGCTTGTAAAAAAAGAAGGGCATGTCCTATGCCATAAAAAGGTGACGCTGGAAGAGACCAGGGTACGTGACGAACCTTAGAAATCACACACACATATAGACAAATAGGAGAGTAGCATGACTACACTAATCGCAACGGCCAATACATTTGGCATGACCGGACTGGCTAACTGGTTTAAAAAAGTACAAGCCAAACTCGCTTACAGAGCAAAAGTAAAACGCACAATCAAAGATCTTTCAAGACTATCAGACTATGAGTTAAATGACATTGGTTTGACTCGCGGTGACATCTATGGTGTTGCTACTGGCGATAGTACGCTTGAGCGTGTTCGCAGAAGTGCAGTTGACACCAACACTAATCTCAAGGGGTGGGTGTAATGCAAGTATCACTAGAAGCAAAACGTAACGGCGTTGCATTTAGACGTCCAACTTTTCAAAACCCATTACCTAAAATGTTTAAATCAATCGGTAAAGGCTTAATGGCTGTGTTCATCGGCATCATCGCAATTGGTGAGTCAGCAGGCAGAGCAAGAGCGGCGGCAGAACTATCACGCCAAGGCTATCATGAAGAAGCACGAGCACTAATGTTGAAGGAGCACGGATAATGTGGAAACGTTTTATCAAAGCAATGGAATACCGTTCTTACTGTATGGCAATTCAACAACTACGTAGCAAAGGCTTGTACAAAGAAGCCCAGCGTGTGAGTGAATATAAACATGCAATGTACGAAACTTTCTGATCGAGTAGCATACGGCTTAACTATGTCCTTTCGCTGGTTCGCGGACACGTTCTTCGCCAAGCGTTATGGACATAGGGCCGTAGTTTTAGAAACTGTAGCAGGAGTTCCTGGTATGGTTGCTGGCATGTGGAATCACTTGCGTAGCCTAAGAAAGATGCAACCAGACGAACGTGGTTGGATCAAGACTCTGCTAGACGAAGCAGAGAATGAGCGTATGCATCTAATGATCTTTATTGAGATTGCCAAGCCCAACTGGTTCGAACGTTTGTTAATAATGTTTGCTCAGTTTGTGTTTTGGCATTTCTATTTTATACTGTACGTGTTCTTCCCCCAGACAGCACATCGTATGGTAGGATACTTTGAAGATCAGGCTGTAATCAGTTATACGCAATACCTAGAAGAGATTGATGCAGGACGCATTGAGAATATCGAAGCACCAAACATTGCCAAAGACTACTATGGTTTAGATTATGATTCAACACTACGTGATGTTGTTATTGCTGTGAGAGCAGACGAACAAGGCCACGCAGATGTTAATCATGAAATGGCAAATCAACTGTTGACAAACACTAAATAATACGTTATATTAATAACACTACACACAGAGACACAAGGAGAAAACAATGTCAAAAGTAGAAACTACCTATGGGGAGACTATCCTCAAGCAAACACAAGAAATTGCCGATATGTTTAAACAGGCAATGCCAAAAGTATCAACAAATAAGAACGGTTACGAAATCCGCACAAAAGTGCTAGAGATGGCACAGAATAATGTATGGCAAGATTACCATGCTAAAATGGGTGCGTTTGAAACTACAGTTGCCAAAGAAGGTGACGAAGTAGTAACTAAGGTAACAATGCCAGAAGTACCTGGTGTTGATGCTGTAATGGAAGCCGCTGATAAGTTTTATGCTTTTGTGAATGGTAATAAATAATAGACTAACAGTTTAAAACTATGTAAAGAAACGGGCATAGCCTATAAAATAACAAGTAGTAAAATTATAGAGAACAGGTAAGCCCCTATACCATAAAACGTATAGGGGTTTATTCTTTTCAATAACTAATTATATGCTAGAAGTTATTGACAATTTTTTACCACAATCATATCAAGATGAGATAGAACAGACTGTTTCGAGACATGACTTTCCGTGGTACTACCAACCAAACATTACAACAGGTAAACCTAAAGTACAAGACAACCGTTTTATGTACAGTCACGGGTTTACTCATCAGTTTTATCATCAAGAGCACGGAGTGCAAAGTGCGTTTTGGGGACTTGTACAAAACCTACAACATTTTGTTCCTCACAACACTATGGGATATTATAGGCTGAAAGCAAACTTGACTGTGCCAGTTACTGGCTGGTCCAATGATACAGTCCAAGAGCCGCATGTTGATATGCCTATTCCTCATCTCGTATGTTTATACTATGCAAATGATAGTGACGGCGATACATTCTTCTTTGATCAAACGTTCAACGAAAAGGCTGAGCCAGACGAATTTACAGTACTCAAAAGAGTTACTCCAAAGAAAGGCCGAGCAGTTATTTTTGACGGGCTTCGTTATCATGGTAGTAACAATCCTATAGAAACTCAAGCAAGATTTATTATTAATGCAGGACTGATTATATGATAGAGGTTGTTGATAATTTCTTACCTGAAAGTTATGCAGATGAGATTGAAACTACTTTAGGGAACTACAACTTCCCTTGGTACTATAGGCCAAGTATTAATAACGGCAAGCCTAAACTACATGACTCACGGTTTAAGTATGCTCACGGATTTGTTCATAACTTTTTTAATGACGAACAAGGACCCATGAGTAATTATTATCCTACAGTTAGCACACTTAAATACTTTGCAGAGAAACATGGCTTTAATAATAGCGGCTATCACAGACTGAAAGCAAACTTAAATGTACAAATACCTAACTGGCAAGATGGACAATGTCAAGAACCTCATACTGATATGCCCAGCGATCATATGGTACTCATCTATTATGTTAATGATAGCGATGGGGATACTTTTATATTCGATCGTAAGTTTGATCCTATGGATCCCAACCCTGGTGAGTTTAATATCAAACAAAGAGTAAGTCCTAAAAAAGGAAGAGCCTTACTATTTGACGGTAACTTTTATCATGCCGGAAGTTATCCTATCCAGCACAGTCATAGGATAATGCTTAACGCAAACCTAATTACTACTTAATCATTATCTGCGCACATAAATAGTTGCATGATAGACAAGACACCGTTTGAAAATCTAATCAACAGCCTAAAAGATGACGGAAAGTATCGTACGTTTAACGACATATTGCGTGAACGTGGAGAGTTTCCTAATGCTATCTGGTACGGCAAATATGCAATTAAGAACATTGTGAATTGGTGCTCAAACGATTATCTTGGCATGGGTCAGAACAAGGTTGTTCTAGACGCAATGCATACTGCACTAGATCAAACTGGAGCAGGCTCGGGCGGCACCCGTAACATTGCAGGCACATCTCACTATCACGTGGCGCTCGAATACGAGTTGGCTCATTTGCATAGCAAAGAGTCGTCGCTCTTATTCACGTCTGCTTATGTAGCAAACGAATGGAGTCTGGTGGCACTAAAACGCATCATTCCCGACATTGTGTTCCTAAGTGACAGCAAGAATCACGCTTCCTTAATACAAGGAATCCGACACAGTGGTGCTGACAAACAAATATTCAGGCACAATGATCTTGACCACCTAGAGGAATTACTAAGAGACGTCGAAGGCACCCCTTGCATAGTCTTCGAATCCGTGTATAGCATGGACGGGTACGTGAGTAAACTTCCAGAGATTTGTGCATTAGCAGAAAAGTACAATGCCATTACCTATCTTGATGAAGTTCATGCAGTGGGGCTGTACGGGAGTACAGGCGCGGGGTATGCAGATGAACTTGGCTGTCTTGACAAGATAGATATCCTAAATGGTACACTTGGTAAAGCCTTTGGGGTGCAGGGCGGATACATAGCAGGGAATCGCTCTGTCATAGACGCTATCCGCTCTGTCGCCTCAGGCTTTATTTTTACAACATCAATGAGTCCTGTACTTTGTGCAGGGGCATTGGCAAGTGTAAAGTATCTTAAGGATCATAACGAACTAAGACAACAACACCAACAAAGAGCGAAGGCTCTAAAAGTAGCATTGGCTAACGCAGAGATCCCTGTAATGGAAAACTCAACACATATTGTTCCAGTAATGATAGGTGACGCTAAACAAGCAAAAGCAATGAGCGATTTGTTATTAGACGATTATAATATCTATTGCCAAAGTATTAACTATCCAACTGTTGAAGTAGGAACAGAACGCTTGCGTTTTGCTCCCACACCATATCATACAGATGCTATGGTCAGCAACTTAATTGATAGTTTGCGTAAGGTTTTTAAGCGTAGCCAAGGATACTGAAAGGAATAACATGAATAAAATAAAAAAATATCTATGGATGGGACTTGGTTTCTTATCTTTAGGAATGGCATACATTGGAGTAATAGTTCCGGGCATTCCATTCAGTATCTTCTTAGTGTTCTCGGCATATTGTTTTGCTAAGAGCAGTAAGCGTATGCATGATTGGTTATACAATCACAAATACTTTGGACCGTTCCTAACTAATTGGGTACAGAAAAGAGTATTCCCTACCAAAGGCAAGTATGCGATGGTGGCAGTAATGTCGTCCTCGTTAGCATTCCTTTGGTTTACAACAGGCAACATCAAAGCAGTACTATGGAGCGGAGGCTTTATGGCATTGGTCGCTCTGTGGGCATGGCGTTTTCCAGGTTCAGTTGCCGAACACGAAAAGCGTACTAAATTAGGCAAGAGGATTGGATGGCTCAAATAGATAGTATTGTTACTTGGGACAACTTCTTCCCTGACGATGTGTTTGCAGACCTTATTGCAAAAAGTGAATATGTTCCGTGGAAGTATTGTGAAGTAGTGAGTGAAAGTTCAGGACTTACACAAGAGCACCTTGTTGAACGTTTTATGACGTGGAACATATATGAAGAAGGTGCAATTCATTTTGATCCAATGAATATTATGCAACCCATTGACGAGTATTGTCGTACTAATATTCAACAAACCTATCCCGATGCAGATGTGCATGACATGAAACGATTGCGCTTTAATGGCACTATGAAAGGTGAAGGTTATGTAATGTGGCCACACGCAGATATACATGGTGACCAACCAACTGTCTACACTATTGTTGTATATCTAAATGGCGATGGTGGCACATCTTTTTACGATCAAAAAGGTGGCAACATAATTAAGACAGTAGACTTCAAACCTAATCGTGCAGTAATGTTTCCAAGCACAATGTGGCACAATGCTGAATCACCAACACAAAGTTATTTTAGAACGAGTCTTGGTATAGTTTATATGATTGATAATATTTAGAAATAAGCCCCCATTGGGGGCTTATTGTTTTAACGCATGTTTGGTTTAATACCATGTATTAAACATTGATATGCATAGTTAGGATCGTTACGATATTCCGTTTCTACCCAACGCTGAACATCAGCGTGTCTCTTTGTATTTGCTTGGGACAGGGATGAGACAGCAGTCATCATCACACGACCCAGTGCTTTTGCTATCTGTGTCATTTTGTTTTCCTTATGTAATGATGTCGTTTAAGGCGGACGCCAGTTGTGCTACCAACTACTCAGGTCGAGAACTTATCTTGCCGTACTATTTATGTATAACCCACTTGACATACAAATTAATGGTGTTACTATAAATAATCGTAGGAGCATTGGGCTCCGTGCAGGGCAACGTTGAGCCCTGTCTTAGTATGTGAGCGCCGTGGTAAAAGCGGCAAGCAGAGGAGAAATAATAATGGACGCACTCACCCTATGGATGGCTGTTGGTTTCCTGTTCGCAGGTTACGCAGTTATCGCAAATGATAGTGTACAAACTCTCGGTACATGGATCGCAAGTAATAACGAACGTTTTAATTGGAAAGTGATGTGGGGAGCGGCTAGTGCTGTTCTACTGTATACACTTTGGTATGGTTGGTACGCCAACGGTGGAGATATTAGTTATGGACGACTAAACAAAATACCGTTTCAAGAGATACAATGGTATCATGCTATGGCACCGGGTCTACTATTAATACTCACACGAATAGGTGTACCGGTATCAACTTCCTTTCTAGTGTTGAGTGCTTTCGCAAGTACCTTTGTGCTGGAAAAGATGTTGATGAAAAGCATGATGGGCTATGCAGTCGCGGCTGTGGCGGCATATTGTATTTGGATAGTAGTTACTCGACTACTCGACGAAGCAAAGCCTGTTAAAGAAGAACATAAACGAGCATGGCGAATAGCACAATGGGTGACAACAGGCTTCCTGTGGTTTACTTGGCTAAGTCATGACATGGCAAACATTGCTGTGTTCCTTCCAAGACAAGTTCCATGGGACCTAATGATCCTAGTGAGTCTTGTGTTTGTTGTAGGACTTGCGTTTATGTTTAAAGAAGGCGGAGGAAAGATTCAAAAGATTGTACTTGAGAAACACAATACTAGATATGTAAGAAGTGCTACCATCATTGATGGTGTGTACTGGCTAATATTGTTTTTCTTTAAAGAACTAAACGATATTCCAATGTCAACAACATGGGTGTTCGTAGGTTTACTGTGTGGACGAGAACTTGCTATGGCAACTATAACAGGCAAGGAAAAGTTCAAGACAGTGTTTCCGTTAGTGACCAAAGACTTCTTCAAGATGATGATTGGACTAGGTGCTTCGGTAGGCGTAGTGTTAATGATACACTATGTTATAGTACCAAACGGACTGTAATAATTAAGGCAGGGTGCAACGGCTCTGCCTTTTCTATTGAGGTTGTAACACTAACAACATAATTACTATTATGAATATTACTATCGCAGGCTATGGGTTCGTTGGCCAAGCACATTACGAACTACTCAAAGATTTCTTTGACATAACAATTTATGATCCTGCGAAGGGCCATAATAATTTTGGCAACCCAGATGCAGTTATTATATGTGTGAGTACACCACAAGGCTCGCACGGAGGCTGTCATATGGATAATGTGTATGACGTTATTGATCGTAGTCCTAAGGTTCCTATTCTAATTAAAAGTACAATCAGTGTGGAAGGTTGGGATATGATTGAACATTGTTTCCCAATGCATAGTTTAACTTTCTCACCAGAGTTCCTACGTGCGGCAACAGCAGTAGAAGATTTTAAAAATACTAAAACTATTTTGTTAGGTGGCGGCAACACATCCGTTTGGGCTGATGTGTTTATTAAGGCAATGGGTAAAATTAACATCAGTGTTGCACAACCCAAAGAACTAATCCTAGCCAAGTACGCTCGCAATAGTTTTCTTGCTCTTAAGGTTGCATACTTTAATCAAATGTATGACTTATGCAACTCTCTTAATATTGATTATGCATCAGTAGCCGAGTATACTGGAATGGACAATCGTATCGGTAATAGTCATATGGAGATAACTGACCAGCGTGGCTTTGGTGGACATTGCTTTCCTAAAGATACTAGCGCACTCGTAGTAACAGGCCAACGCGGTAACGTTGACCTGTCAATTTTGAAAGAAGCAATTAATTACAATAAAAGTATTCGTAAAGATTAATGCTGGCTGTTCTCTTTACCTGAAGCATACATTTCTAAATAGTTTATATAGTTGGTCATTGAGTGATCTGAAAAGTTATCGATTTGACCTTTCTTCAGTCCCATCCACATACCACGCAACTTATCTTTAAACAACTGCCAACCTGTAGGCTTGCGAACATTGCCGTATGCGTTTAGATAATGTAGTTCTCCGTGATGTTTGTAACCCATCACAGCAAGAGGAACAGTAGTGACGATGTCGTTGTTGTTCTTCCAGCGATGATGTGTTACACCTAAATTATCACAGTATGCTTTCCAGCCCACCCTTGGCGAACCATATGTATACAGTTCTTGTACAGGTTCAATGCCTGGATATAAGTGACAACGGCTTGCCATAATGGTTGCCATTGCGGCTCCTAAACTGTGTCCACAGAACCAAATCTTTTTCTTATCGTTTGCTTTGCGTTGTAAATCTTCTAACACCATTGGCCATAGTTCGTCTACTTCTGCTTTGAAGCCTTGATGCACTCTACTAATAGTTTCGGCTATTACTGGTAGTGCTTTTAGATCTGCTTTGATGTCGTTAAACTCTGTTGGCTCTGTGCCTCGACACGCAATGACTAAGTCTTCTTTGTTCATAAAGCGGTATGCCTGTGCGCCGTCTTTTGCGTAAAACTCGGTCGTTGTAAAACCTAATTTACGTGCTTGTTTTGTTGCAGACTCCTCGTCCAAGTAGGCAATTTGTGCTAATTGAGCGAATAAGAGACTGCGTTCTTTGATATCTTGTGTTATAATACTCATATGTGCCCTCCCGGTTCAAACATATTTATTTGTAAAAGCCATAAATAGTTATAAGGAAACTGTGTTATGAAAAAACGAACTAGATCAATATTAGAAGAACTAAACAATCTGCATCGCGAACGTGACAACGATTCGTTTATTGCCACCACTGGTACAAACATTATTGAAAGTGCTGTGAACTTGATTGGGAAGATCAATGAAACTTACGGTGAGCAAGAAGCGTTGGATCTAGAGCGAAGATTCCTAAACAGTATTAGAACAGGCGACTCTAAAAAGTTTCGCAGAGGAGTTCAAAAAGTTCAGGAGAGTAAACGTAATGATTCTTAAAGAAGGCGGCAACGTATTCAAAAACGACAGCGGCGAAGCATCAACACAACGTATTAATCAAGCCGATGTTGACCCTACACTAGCATGGGCAGAAAAGATTGTTGGACTAGATTTGGTCAACAACAAACTTGGCTCAACAGGTATTCGCAGTACTAGCGGAGACTTAGACATTGCAGTAGACAAGGACAAATACAACAAAGATCAAATTGTTGCTAAACTAAAAGCATGGAAGGACAAGAACGCCCCTAACGATGATGACCGTGCATGGATTGCAAAGTCAGGCATCAATGTGCATTTTAAAACTCCGATCAAAGGAGATGCTAAGAACGGGTTTGTACAACTAGATTTAATGTTTGGCGAGCCTGAGTTCATGAAGTTTGCTATGAAGGGTGCAGGCGATAACACGCCGTACAAAGGAGTGCATAGAGCAATCCTTATTTCAAGTATTGCAAAGTATCATGGTTATAAATTTAATAGTCAAACAGGACTTGTAGACAGAATTACAAATAAAACAATTTCAAAAAATGCAGACGAGATTGCACAATACATTTTAGGTGACAATGCCAAAGGCACTGACTTAGACAGTGTAGAAACTATTGTTGCTAAGATCAAAACTGATCCTAATTACAAAGCAATGGTAGATGATGCAAGAAAGTATTTTGAAAAAGACGGACTTGAACTGCCTGAAGCAGTACAATACGAAGGCCGTGAATGGTTTAGAAAAACATTGGACTTGCTAAATGAGGTATAAAGATATTAAAGAGGCTCCTAAGAAGCCAGAAGTAGCAACTGACAAGCCTAAAACTTTTACAGACAAATTACAAAATCCTGAAAAAGGACCAAGCCTAGCCCAGCGAGCAAAGGCAACTTGGGACAAAGGCCAGAAGTGGCGCAAAACAGGTACAGGTAAAGGTGATGCATCTGCCGCAGGTATTCTTAAAACTGCATTCAAAGCAGGCAAAGACATCAAGGATCTTGTTAAAGGTCCAGACGATAAAGAAGAACCTACTAAGAAGGCAGAACCACAAGTTGCAACAAACCCAACACAATCCAACTCTTACAGCACTGACAAGATTAATAGCATTAGAAATTTAAAAGATGGAAGTGCTTTTAGAAGTGACGACGGAACAACTTATACATATCAATCCAATGCCAAAGGTTGGCTACCGAACGTAAAAGGAAAGCCTGGCATTAATACGAAAAAAGGTCTTGACATGTTTAACTTGGCCAAGGATAGAAAAAAGGTAGAATCTAAAAGCAATACCGATAAGCCATTGTTTGAAGCAGAGGCACGTATTCAACATGCGGAAGACCTTGTGTTCTTCCAAGGCAGTGCAGGCGCCAAACGTGCATTGACACAGTTAAAGGAATTAGCAGATGGCGGACAAGACAACGTTACAGTTAAATGGGACGGAAGTCCAGCAGTCATTTTCGGCAGAGACGAAGACGGAAACTTTATGCTGTCCGACAAAGGCGGCTTTAGTGCAAAAGGGTATGACGGTAAAAACAAAAGTCCTGAAGCAGTAGAGAAAATGTTTATGAATCGTCCGGGTGCTCAGCGTAATCCAGAAGGATTTAAAGCACTAGCGACAAATATGAAAAAAGCCTATACCATTATGGATAAAGCAACACCAAAAGATTTTAGAGGATACTTTAAAGGGGATATGCTTTATTTCAATACGCCAAACTTAGAACAAGACATGTATATGTTCAAACCGCAAATTGTACAGTACTTGGTCAAGAAAGATAGTCCTATCGGACAGCGTATTGGACAAAGTCAAGTAGGTGTTGTTATCCACCGAGTGGTTGACGAACAGGGCAACGAGACTCCGTTGAAAGAGTTTGATATGTTCCAAGGTAATGACTTGTATGTATTACCTCCAGTAACAGTAACCGAGGCTCCAAAGGTTGACGAAACATCAATTAATAAACTTGAAGCACTAATTAATAAGAACTCAGGAGCAATTGATAGTTTCCTTGACAAAGAAAAATTAAAAGCAATGAAAGTCTCTGACTTTGATAAGATACTTTATTCCTATATTAACAGCAAAGTAGATACAGGACTAGACAACTTAGGCAAAGACTTTATTAAATGGCTAGACACTTCTAAAGTAAGTGCGCCCAAGCAACAGAAATTAATGCTATATATTAAAGAAAACATTAATACGTTTAGTGCCATGTGGGACGTAGTTAATGGTATTATGAAAGTTAAAGATAATATCATTGCTCAACTTGAATCACAAGATGCTGATGTCGTTGCATCAATCAACGGACAACCCGGAGGAGAAGGCTATGTGCTATCTGATCCAAAAGGGGATATGAAACTTGTTAACCGCAGAGGATTTAGTGCGGCTAACCGAGCACAAATGAGATAGGAGCAAACTATGAAACTTAAAGAAATGTTAGATGACGTCAAAGTAAAAGAAATTGACGACGATATGAGAGATTTAGATCTTGGTAATGTAGGTTCAGAATTAGATAAGGATGATGACCTAGCACCAGGCTTTAAACAACAACCAATGATTACACAAGTAATGAAAGTGTTAGATAGTAGAGGCAATCCAAAGCCAGTTGAAACAGTTACAACAGACGATGGCAAAGAGCATAAGATTACAGCAAGCCAAGCATCTACACTTAAAATGTTTTTAACTGCTGATTACGACAGTAAAGTCAAACGCCAATTTACATCAGACGTTCAACAGTCAGATACTTTAGCCGAACTGTTGAAAGGAAAAACTCCACAGGAAATGCAGGCTATCTTCTTAGACAAGTATAAGCCACAAGGCCGCGAGAAGAGTAACTACTCTTGATGGATTTTTTAGCAGAACTTCACGAAGCAAGAATGACTCGCGATTCGAGTAATCAACGAGTGTTGACCTATTCTGATTGTTGCGAGAGATTATACTTGTCAATGCTAGTGTTACAACTACTCAGACAGTATCCACAGTTTGCTCCATTTGCTTCTGGCTATGCTAAAAAGACTATAGACAAAGACAACTATAAACATTTTAGAGCCTACAATACAGACTTGTATAACTTTGCATACTTTGTTACAGGTGATGAGGACGCTATTAATAAACTAAAAGATCCTACATCAGCAATGGCTAGACGTGAAAAGACTACGTTACCTACTATGAATTTTAATCGTTACTTGAGTAATCTAAGCACAGGCCGAACAACTACGATGGATGATCAACAAGTGTTTGTTCGTATTGAAAATGCGTTAGCCATTACTAACTCAGACTACAAAGACATTCGTCGAAATGTTTTTAACATAGATAGACTAGCAACCGGTGACAAGAAAAAAGTAGTAACACGTTTGTTGTTTGCTGTTCGAGCAAAACTTCGTTCAAGTGACATTATCGAATACTTAGAGAAACTTGCGGCAGTAAGAGATTTAGAAAGTTCTAAAGTAAACGACCCAGAACCAACAGTAAGTGTGCCAGACATTACTGTTACTGGTAGAGACCTAGCATTATACAAATACCTAGTAGGAACTAAAAATCTTATGATGGCTAAGAAGTTTTTAGAACTTGCAAAGGACGGTAAAAGTATTCCGCAACAGTTCGTACAAGCATATCTGCCAGCCATTACAACAGTAGATAATATTGTAAAAGGCGGCCCAGCCTTTGTTAGTATGCTACGAGCACTTGAAAAACGTGCAAAACAACAGCATAAACAGTAATTTTTTCCAAAAAGACTAAATAATAATAGCAACTTCGTAGAGTAACGAAGATGTCCATTTAAGAGAGAATATATCTCACTAACAACAGGAGAAAAAAAATGGCAGGAATCACAAAAGTAAACGGCGTAAACGTACTTGCAGGCAACGGCATTGGCCCACGCACACGTATTTTATCGCTAACAAAAGCGGCAATCACAACTACAGCGATTGCAGATCTTAATGCAGTAGTACAAGCATTAACAGCAGGCGGCGTAGAAGGCACAGACGATGCAGTAAGCATTGCAGGCGTTGCTTACACAAGTTCAGGCGTTGCACACGTTGCAGTACAAGGTACAGGCGCACTAACAGCAGGCGACGACTACCGCGGTGTAGCAGGTGTAACAATGGCACTTGTTGCTGATTTTGATCAGAACCCAGCATAATAAATCCTAACTACCTTAGGAACCGTGATGTTATAACAGGCGTCACATTAAAAGCGTCACTTTTTAAGTGGCGCTTTTTTTATGACTATAAGTAATAGTATGAAGATTATAGTTAAAACACTGCTAGACATTACTGAAACTAAGAAGCACAAGCACAACTCGTATGACAAACGTGATGTTAACCAGCAGAGTAACTTTATGAGTTTCTTTAACTGTTTGAGTATGCGTTTTAATCCTTACTATGAAGTTGGCCCGACTGTTAGTAAAGTAGATGTCAAAGGGCTAGGGTTCGGATCCAAGTATACTGGCAAGCATAATGTATGGGAATTTGAGTTTGACTTGGAACTTGCAGTCGCTGGCATCGATCATAGCACATTAGTTAATGACTTTGATTTAATACCAGTTATACCCGATCTAAATGAAACTATTAAAGTAAATAACAATATGTTTAGGACCAAGGACAAAGAACTGATAAACATACTCTTTATACTACCAGATAATAATGTCAGTGACCCCAACTAAATACATATAAGAAATAGGCAACTTTACATTTTAATTTAGGTACGAACATTAGGCCCCTTGCACGATAATTTAACTAATTGCATGGAGAGAATAAATGGCAAAAGCAACACCATTAGAAAAACAAAACCTTGAAGCACACGTAGACTTATGCGCTCAACGCTACGAAGTCTTAGAAGGTCGCCTTACCAAAATTGAAGAAAAAGTTGAAGACATCCACAATGACATCACAAACGGCAACAAGTCGATGATCAAAGTATTAATTGGTGCCGCTGGCACTATTGTTGCAGGACTACTATCTACTATTGTAGTCATCCTAATATCCCAATCATAATTTAAACGCTAAATACTTGTGTTATGCTAGTAAATGAAATTGCCATATCACTTGACGAAAAACAAATATGGGCTCGATCCGGTAAAAAAGTCGTGCGCAAATATCGATGTGGGTCAGGACAGCGTAAAGGACGTATTGTATCTAAAATAGGACAGTGCTTTGCGGCACCAAATGTCAAAGCAAAGATACGCATGAAAAAGACTCGTGCTAGATTAGGAGTTAGAATGGCTCGCAAGGCCAAGCGTACTAAACGTATTAATCCAGCAAGTGTTAGAGTGCAACGTATGAATAAAAAGAGTAAGCGTAGATGAGACTTGATGAGGTTACTGAAGGCGCATTATCGATTATGGGGCGCAAAGGCAACAAACTTGTTCGCAAGTATCGTTGTACTTCGGGGACTAGAAAAGGACGTATTGTTGCTAGTCCGTCGACATGTAACGCTCCTAAAAGAGTTAAGAGTAGTATCAACCTTAAGAAGGCAAAAGCAAAACGCGGATCAGCAATGGATATTGCATCCTCAAGAACAAAGAGAACATCAGGTGCTTCAAAACGGCTAAGTAGAATTAACAAGTCGGGTAGACGCAACTTAAAAAATGTTAGACCTAAAACAAGGTCACGCAAAAGGAAACGCTAATGAGATACAATGAATTTCAACTAAATGAAAACGAACTTAGAGATCTAGCACGTAAGCGTTATCCTGATCTATCAGAAGAACAACTAGACGAAGTATTACCAGCCATTGGTGCTATTGCCGGTAAGGCAGCAGGCATGGCGGCTAAGATGGGTGCGAAAGCAGTTGGAGCCGCGGCAAAGACCGCTGGCAAGGTTGGAGCCCAAATGGGTAAGGCCGCTGTTAAAGGCGCCGCTAAGGTTGCTGGTCAAGCCGCTAAGAGTGCAGGACAGAAACTAGCACAAAAAGCCGCAGGAAAAGTACAAGACAAAGCCGTTGGTAAAATGGCACAGCAGGTATTAAAGCCTGGTGTAAAACTACCGATGCCAGACGCAACTGGAAAAGAGCAAGAGTTTGAAATTGACCAAGTTAAAGGTAAAGAAGTAACTCTTAAGAATCCAAAACGCAAACCTGGCGAACCACTAAAGACAGTCCATGACAAAAAGGATTTAGATCCAATTTTACAACAACTTGCCGGAGTGCAATAGTAAATGAAGATCAATGAACTATTAAACAAGTTTACTATTCAAATGAGTAACGAAGAACGAGATATGCTCGAACGTATGGGAACTGAAATACGTACTATACATTCGTTTACAGAAAGAGAACGTTTCATAATTGAAAGCCTTATACGTAAGGCATTAGTAAGTAAAGTAGTTAAGAATGGGTCAATGTTGGTGGTTGCAAATGAATCCTACAAATCGTGATGTAATACAACATCTAAATGAAATTATCGAGGACGGTGTTTCTCGTTATCCTGTCCCTGTGAAAAAAGGAAATAGCATTAGAATAAAAAATGTTGTTGTCCGTAAAAACAAAAAAGGATATCATATTTTCAACCTAGCCGATAAAGAGTATCATAATTACACGTACTCGCTAGCCACAGCATTAGCAATAGCACACACAATTGCAGTAGATAAATGTAGTGATGTAGAGAAGATTGAATATTTAGATGCTAAATTAAGTAAATACTATAACGATGCGATATTTCATAAGTATACATTAGAACACAGTGACGATGAAATCCGCAGAGATTCGGCAGAAATGCGTTATGATATTGCATTGGACGAGTGCCGTAGGCTCAAACAACAGATAGAAGACTACATATTTGATAAATAAGTATAGTTAAAGGAACACAATATTATGAGAGTTGCACATTTTAATAAACCGATCACAACTAACACTCTTAATGAGAGTTTAGAGAAACGATTTGGAGAGAAAGTTAATGTTGAATCATTTTCAACAGAACAATTACAAGACGCAAGAAACAAATTGCGCACTAAAATTCACGACATTGAAACTAATGAATCTTTTGATGCAGTAGCAGACGACAATTATCAGAAAACTAATATGTTCCTTAAAGTTATTAATAAGGCAATTGAAGAACGTGCAAGCATCGTTGAAGCAGACATTGATGATGATGCAGAAACTGTTACCGAAGGCGCCGAAGAAGCCGCAACACTTGTTATGGCAGCCAAAGATATGGTAGACAGAGTTACTGGTTGGATGGAAGACACAGCAGAGATGCAAACAGAATCCATGTTAGAAATTGGTGACAAGATTAGAGACGAAATGGGCAGTGAGCAATCAGAGTCATTTATTGGCACAGTTAAGCCAGCACTAGAACAACTTTTCACAACATTAGAAACTACACGCGATGCACTAACTGGTGGCGTAGCCATCTTAACAGGCGAAGGTGAAGCACCTGCTATGGGCGACGAAGAAGT